ACCAAGTCAAATGTGAAGTCTTATGCGACCATTAAATTTAAATTTGGCTTGTTCGTAATACGTGTTTGATAATGGGGGTGTCACTGTATCGAAGCTGTAAATATAAGACTAGTCAGTATACTGATGTCAAATACAGGCTTTTAACCATACAGCTACGTTTTTAACCATACAGCGACACTTCCCAATGGTACATTACGTACCCTCATGCACAACGAGAGGAAAAAACTATTAAAAAAAAATCTGTTGTGCATGAGGCTATGTAATGCGAAAAAAAAGCTAAAGCTATGGCTTGTTTTAAGTTAATTTATTATTTTTATTCTAAAAATAATAATTAACTAATAGTTTTTTAAGATTGAGTAAATCATAGGCATGATGTCTATGAGTGATTAAGTTCATAGTTTACTAATTCTATCATACGTTCACATTGACGTGCTAGTTTTGAATACGCACTCGTGCGTTGCTTGTGTCGTTGAATCACTTCTTGACGTTCCTTGCGTGTGCCATCTGGTAGTATTGGTTTGTTAGACATGTTCGTCCACATGCCACCCATATTATATTTTCTTGCTGATTCAAGCAAGTCTTTGACACAAGGTAAGCAATGATCTAGTAAACTTTCACCAGCTACATCACCCTTGTATTTATGAGGTTTGTATCTGTCTTCACATGCATGGCACTTCATAATCTATCCTTAATGTGCAAGTATGCAACTGACGTTGCTACACCTAGCAAAATCACACAGCATATGAGTATGTTAATTTCAATTATTCCGTGCCACCAATAGTGTGTACACATACCAGTTAATGATGCTGTTAGACCAACAAGGCACATGTATATTATAAGCATAAACTTATTCATATATGTCTCCCTTTCTCCTCTAAAAAATCTAAAACCTTTTGTAGTTTAGGTTTAATATTCGTTTCATAATCTGATTCATCAGCCAGTAATTCACTAACCTCAGTGATTATATTCATACAATTAACTGTGTCTGGTTTAACATCAGCAATGTTATTGGGTGTTATTTTATATTTAGTCATCTTCTTTCTCCTCGATATCATATGTTTATTTTTTTTTCCAACACCTTGTGTGTTGTTATGCCAAGATGATTCCATTTGGAACAGTATACATACCCATTCCTCTATGTAAAACTCGACATTTGCATTGTCGTTGTGCTTGATAAGTTCAATGGGCTTATCAAACGTGTATACATAAGGTTCTGAGGTTTTATTCCGTCACTTATCTGGTTCAACTACACGCTTTCACAATGTAGTATGGGTTGTCATCTTGGCAAATCCCATAGGTAAAACCTATGGGAAACTCGTTGTTTCGTGGTAGTTTTTTTCCTTGTGTACAACACATCTTCCCACTACCAAGTTTATGTGTATATGCACTCACATTAATCGTGCTATGTTCTTGTACTACGTACAAACTCTGTCGTTGTAGAGGTGTTGAGATTATATCTCAACACGACCAAAGCCAAGAACACGCATGCACTCATACGTACCCCCAATGCTAAAAAAAATCTCTAGGGGAACAAAGTTCCCCTAGAGTAGCTGAACTACTTACTAGCTAACAAGCTAGTAATCATGTCAGGCGTAATGCCCAACGCTTTCGCAAGTTTAGTAACTGCGTTACTAACTGGCACATCACCCTTGCTCATTCTCGCAAGGTTAGCTTTGGCAGTAGCCAATGCTTTTTTCGTCTGTGGCGAAGATTTCCTCACCAAACTAGCTGTTAGCATAGCTACAGTAGCTTTTTGCTGTGCCATCGTGCGTGGTGCAGACGGCTGTGAAGCTTTGATCTCGGACTTCGTTTTGATCCCTAGATCAACGTACTTCGCTGAACGACAATCCTCTGGATTGTGGTGAATGCCACCAACAATGGCACAGCCATTGTTGATACCCGTGAAAGTCAAAGGCAATACCTTGCCTTTTCGTACCACACCAAACCCTTTGCCGTCAGGCAAAAGTCGTAGTGGACGTTGTGCTGAAAGCACAGTATCGCCATTGGCGTTAACAAAGTTAACGTCAATCGTAGTCGTAGTGTGTGCAAATGTAGACATGAAGTCTCCTTTTCGCTGATTGAATCGAAGATTCAAACCCAAACCATATGGGGTGAATCGAAGATTCAGTTTCGTCAGTCGCTTCAAGGTGGTAGGTTTTATACCCCTTACTTTGTAAGGGGTTAAAACCATAACCAAAATCCCAGTTCGGCATCGGGTGTGTGTCTGTGTGTGTGCCTGTGCAGAAAAAACCCGATTTCAAAAATCTCATTTCCGACCTTCCTAGCTATTTTGGATTATACTTTGTATAATCCTAAAATAGCTAAGGGTTTTCAGCTCGGTTTCGGGTGTGTGATAAGCTACTCAACTTGAGTAGCTTCAGCTCGTAAAATATTTATGCAAGTTTCACTTGCATAAATTACTGCTTTGATTGTTGCTTTAGCAACATTTGAACTTCTTCGAAGTTTGATTGCTTTCATTCCGAAGTAAGTTTGTGACCAAACTTCTTGAAGTCCGTAGGACTTTGCTCTGTTGTAATTTTTAGCTACTTCAGTAGCTAGTTCGCCATTTTTGCTCATAATTTTCCTTCCTAAGCTATTTTGGATTATACTTCGTATAATCCTAAAATAGCTATAGGGTTTCAGCCTCTCAATGTGTGTGTCTGTGCATACACGTGGGTACGACAGTTTAGTTTTATACGTAGTATAAACCTAAGAATGACAGCATTTTCACTTCGTGAAGCAGTATTTCGACCTCTCGAAGAGAGGTACTCGAAACTTTCGGAAACCCTATGCACAACCTTAATAAGGTTGTACATAACCACGAAAACCTCGCAGAAACCCTACGAAAATTCACTCGTTTGTGTGCCTGTGTCTGTGCATAATGCATGGGGGGGGCACACACCCATCCCTCCTATGCACAAGTGCCACGTTGCTGTTCGACACTCACATAAAATTCTACATAACTACAAATGTCTGTATGGAAAAGGAGACACTATATGACAATAACTAATAGACAAAAAGAATTAAAAGAAACAAAACTTACTCCAAGACTGTTTGCAAAAGCAATACAAAGCATTGATTTATCTGCAATTACTGATCCTAAGAAGAAAAAACAAGCAATCATTGAAAGGGTGTTTGAAATAATGAAAGAAGAGATTATTGATCCTATTGCTAAGAAAAAATTAAAAGACGAATTGGAAGCTTTAAAATTTCATAAACGAAGTTTAGGAATTTAATATGGTGTCACGCCAAGAAGCTGCACGTCAGCTTCTAAAATTACGAAATGCTGAAGAGACTTTTTTTGGTTTTGTAAAAATGCAACACCCTGATTTTAAATTAGCAAAGTTTCAAATAGAATTAATAAATAAGTTAGATGATGTTGAGAAGGGTAAGATAAAACGTCTAATGATAAATATGCCTCCTCGTCATGGCAAATCATTTTTAGCATCTTGTCTTTTCCCAGTTTATTATATGGGACGCAATCCTGAACGTGCCGTGATGTGTGTCACCTATAATTCAGAATTATCCATGACATTTGGAAGACAGGTTAGACAATATTCTAAAGATCCAAACACTCTTCAAGCTTTTGATAAGTTTGAGTTATCTACCGATTCCCGTGCCGTTGATCATTGGGGTACATCCCGTAATGGTGTTTATTATTCTATTGGATTGGGTGGCACAACCACTGGCAGACGTGCAAATCTTCTTATTATTGATGATCCAATAAAATCTCGTGAAGATGCTGACTCTGCCACACAAAGAAATAAAGTCTGGAATTACTACGTAGCTTCCCTGCTCACTCGTCTGCAGCCATTGGATCAACCGCCAGCTGTCATCTGCATTGCTACTCGTTGGCATCCAGACGACTTATGTGGAAGGATTCAAAAACAAGAAGACTGGATGGAATGGGATCATGTCAACTTCCCCGCCATCATTGAAACAGAATCAAAAAACGAAATACGCAATCCTGAATTTTCACACCTCCCATTATCAAAAGTGTCTCGTTATAAACGATATATAAAATCAACAAAAGAAGAAGCTTTGTGGGGAGATAGATTCCCAATGCAAGAATTACGTAAAATGGAAAAACTTAATCCTCGTGAGTTTGCCGCACTCTATCAACAACAACCCTTCATCAAGGGTGGTAATATGATAAAAACAGAATGGTGGAATTATTATGATAAGGAAGATTTTGATGCTTCTCTTCTTACAACCATCATCATAGGGGTTGATACGGCTTTTAAAAAAACTGCAACCGCAGATTACTCTGCGGCAGTTGTTGCTGGAATGACGCAAGACGGAGACATCTATATCATTGACATAAAGCGTGGCAGATATGAATTTCCAGAATTAAAGCGTACCCTCATAAATATCAATGCCAAATGGCGTGGTAAGGGATTGCGAGGCATTCATATAGAAGACAAGGCATCAGGCATGTCACTCATTCAAGAGTTAAAAAATCAATCGGGAATGGCGGTCATTCCTTATAAGGTGTCATCAGATAAGGTTTCTCGTGTAGCGGCAATCACAGATTTGATAGAAGGTGGCAGGGTTTTGCTTCCTAAGAATGCTGTATGGTTGGATGATTTCATTGAGGAAACGGTTTCGTTTCCGAATGGCACCTATGATGATCAAGTGGATGCTTTATCCATAACATTAGATAAACTTTCTCGCATGTCATTTAATGCGGGAGAGTTGGAAGCCATTCCCATAACAGCAAAGGGATCATTAGCATCAACATTGGAAAGTGGTGGTGATTGGTATGGCTGGGGTGAATAGGGGACGACATAACTATATTTTTTCGCCTATTAATAATTATTTTACGGTAAATTTTTTAACAAAGAATATTAATGGTAAGTAACAACATATACGGTGCAAGTTACCGTGACATTCATATAGATTCACCTGATAACATTGTTGTCGATTTGAGTCGTCATATGAACAAGCTAAAAAACTACGAAGATATTGCAGATGATTTAAATCAAGAAGAAGAGTCAAAGATTGTTGAATACATACATTCAATGATTGATATGTCTCACGACAAAATTAAAAATAGATATGATCATTGGCGTGAAGCTGATCAGGCACATGATGTTTATGTCAATCCTTCAGCGACAAAATTCAGGGAGAAAGCTGTCATAGCGGACACTCGTGCAATAGCCGACACTGTAACAACATATTTGATGTCTGCCTTAGCGGGTAGAAATCCAATGTTTATGTTGGAAGGATTAAATCGTAAATCAAGAAAAGTAGCAGCCGTATTAGAAAGGGTTTTACATCAGCACATGAGACGCACAGCGGGTGAAGCAAGGGTTGCACAAATGCTTCTTGATTCAGTACGCTATGGTTTTGCACCAACAAAAGTTATTTGGGATCATAAATCCAATCAATCAAAAATAATTAACTTTGATCCTCGTAGATGTTTTCCAGATCCTCGTGTTAACTGGGGGGATTGGGAAAATATGCAGTACATTGTATGTGCGGATTTTCAATCATACAATGCTCTCGTACAATCAGGATTATATCCTAAATTAAAAAAATATCCTGGTCTGAGATCCATCTCACCAGTCAAGGCGGGATGGAATGCACATAAGTGGCAACAAGATGGTGGCAGGGGTTTGTCTATTGATCCAGCTGACTCATCACAAAAACGCACAGGAAATTCTTACTTTACTTTAGGTGATGCAAGAATGGTTGATGAAGCGTGGATTAAATTATCTGGTCATGAAATAGGCATGCCATCAATTGAAACAATTTATTTAGTGGTGGCAATTCTTGATGAACAAGTTTGTATTCGTTTTCAACTCAATCCCTATGGTCAACAACTTCCATTTGTTTTTGGTGGATTATATCCTGATTCACATAAAACATATGGTCAATCTCTTTATGATATTCTTCTTCCCGTACACGACATTGCTACATGGTTGTTGCGTTCAAGAGTAGATAACGTGCAAGCCGCACTTAACAATTTAATTTTTGTTGATCCAACACAAGTTTCTATTCCAGATTTAATAGATAGAAATCCTCATGGGGTTGTTCGTACGTTGCCTGGTGCCAAACCTGGTGATGGCGTATTCATATCTCAGGTACCAGATGTAACAAAAGGTCATTGGGGTGACATCACACAATTATCAGAATTAAAACAAAGACTCTCCGCAGCGTCAGATGCACAACAAGGAATGCCAACGGGTGGAATTCGTACGGCAACAGAAATTGCTCGCCTAACACAGTTAGGCTCACAACGACTAGGTGGATTAGCACGTATTA